TGGCAGTGTCGTTGCCATCTTGGGCGGCGGCAATCTTTGAGAACAGTGTGCCAATAATGGTCTGAGCATCTTCAGCCTTGCCACCAGCCAGCATCAGTGCATTTTGGAATTGAAGAATCTTTCCAGCACTGACCCCTGTGGCATCAGCAAGGTCTTGCATTTTGCCAGCCATGTCAAAGATGGCGGCACTCATTGCCGCAAGCCCTGCCACACTCAAGCCAGCCGCACCACCAAGGTTGGCAAACAGTTGCTTGAGATTATTCATGTCTACGCCAAGTTTGGCGAAGGCACTTTGGAGGTCTTTAGCCTCCTGCTTGGCTTTGGCAGTCGCTTTGTCCCACTCGACCGTGACAAGACCAAGTTTTACGGTTAGTGAGCCGATGACCGCCATGACTTATCCTTTCTTGCGCTTTTCAGCGATGTCTTCAATGGCTTGCCATACTGACCAACCAAGCCGAGATTCCACTCGGGAGATGTTAACTTCCAACGCAGGGCGCAGGAATGGTTTTGCACCGTTGTGAGCGTTGCCAAACTCTTGCGATACGGGAGCGGGTGATTTGTTTGACCATGTTGCCCGCAACTTGCCCTTGCTGTTGACTGTGTAGTTCAGCACTGAGTCTGAGCGAATGGGGCTTGCTGTGACCCGAGCAAGATAGGCTTCACCAGCATAGCGTTGCCCCTGCTTGTCCCGAGCCATTGGGCGGTGGACTTTCATGTAGATGCGGTTCGCCATCTCACCTGTGTCTTTGGGTGCAAATGACTTGGCATCCTCAAGCACAGGCTCCATGGCATACGCCATTGCCTTGCGCCAAATGCGGTCTGTCTTGGCTTTGCCAATCTCCTGACCCAACTCATCCATCTGTTTGATGAGTTGGTCAAAGCCTTCCATTTTGAATACTTCACTCATCGCTTGAACCTTTCTTTTGAAAAGCCCTTCGCTTGGGCAATGTATCCCAGCAGGGAGTTGCTCACCTGCTCATTTTGTGTCGGCTCATTGTCAGGGTTTTGCCAGTATTCGTTAATCCACGGAAACAGGTCATTTGATTTGTATGCGGGAGTGCCTGACGGACGGATGTAATTGAAAACACCAGCCGTCAGAGGGGCTATAGAGTCAAAGACTGCTCTGTTGCCAAGCATCCCGTCTGCATACATGACTTGAATCTCCGTAAAAGTTTCCTCACTAATTTCACTGACTGACTTCTCCGTATGTCCATTGAAAATCAAAGCGGCGGTGACTTGCCTACGGAGACTTCTCCTTAGTTTTTTTTTGTCGTTCGGTAGTCAGGGGAAATTGCGCCCTGAATAGCATCGACAATCTCTTTGACCACAAACTCAGGGAACTCAGCAAAGATTTGCTCGTAGGTTTCCGTCACAGGTTCGTTGGTTTCAGAGAGTAGCAAGTGGAAGTATTCCTCCACTTTCAATTCCTCCATCGCTTGCAGTTGGGCAATTTGCCGCACCGAAGTCCCATCCACCAGCAGGTCATCATCAGTCATCACCACTGTCTTGCTTTTCTCATTCAGTGCTTTGACGAAGTCTTCACCACCGTCAAGCAAAGTCTGACGCATTGGGGATGCAAGCCGTTGGTAGATTTCTTCTACCTTTTCAGGATTGGGAGACAGGATGCGAGCCGTGATTTCTTCCATCTGTTTTTTCAGAGGGACACGAACCCGAAGGTCAAACTTGACCTCTCCAAGGTCAACAGTGATTCTGCGGACAGGCAGTTCGTCACTGATTTGCTGGATGTTCTTGCCGAGTTTTTTGCTGATACTCATTCTGCGTTTCCTTTTAATAGTTTGGAGAAGATGGCGTTGTTGAGCCGCACCACATAATCGACCACTTCTTCAGGCGACATCTTGTCTGCATGAATCTTGGAGATTTCGTAGGCGAGGTGAATCCCCGCAATGCGTTGTTGCGGGAATCCAAACCAATTCTTCTGACCCGTCTGTGCGAGGGTCACTAGATAGGAAAGCAGGTCGTTGCTGTTTTGTATTGTCGTCATCGTGTAAAAAAGCCCCCGAAGGGGCTTCCTTTATGGGTTAGTAGACCAGCCGTAAGAGTTGCCTCCAACTGGGTGAACGGTGAAGATAAACTTGCCTTCAGCAGAAGGAGACATATCCCACTGCAAACCACCGACACGGGCGTTGAACGCATACGCAACAGTGTTCGTGCCATCGTAGACAGCAATCACATAGGTGCGAATGGTTGTGCCACTGTAGCCGTCAGCACGAATCTGCAATAGAGCGGCATCAGCAGGATTCCATGCGGCAGTGATGGTCAGCGAAGTGACTTGGTTTTGAGTGGTGATTTTTGCACCAGTGCGAGCACCAGCCACTGAGTAAGCGGCAAACGCATCATCTGCACCGAAAGCAGGAATCGCCTCTACAGGCACAGCGTAGCCAGCAGTACCAGTACCGCCAGCGGCAGTGCCAATAATGTCAGCGACTTGACCTGTCCAAGTTGCCAGTTGAGCGTCAGTCAAAGGCGTAGGGGTTGCGTCATCCTGCATCCACAGTGTTGCGGAATATCCCGGCATGACTTTATTGATTAGTGCCATTTTTCGTTCCTTTCAAAATGAGTTGGTCAATCGTGTCTTATGTCGGAATATCCAAGGTGCAGTCCAGAATGACTTGGTTTAGTCCGAGTTCGTTGTCGTAGGTGTTGTAGAGCCAATCCACATCCACTTTCGATACTACGAACCCTGACGCTCCACCAAACTGTCCTGAATAACCATGGAGAGATTGTAATATAGTGTTCGAAATAGAGAAAGCATCCTGCATACTTTGGGCAAAAATGGATACCTGAAAGACAGGTCTATCTATGCCTTTGTTGCTTTGGATTTGACCCGTATAAACGGGCTGGTGGACATTCCTCAACTGCCAAGTGAGGAATTTCGGCTGGGTGGCAAAGTTGCGGTTAAAGACCGCATAGACAGGGACAGGAGCCACCGTAGTGGTCAACTGAGCCTGTATTGCCTCCGCATAATCGACGGGATTTTGCTGTACGCTCATACTGGCACCACAGGGTCATTGCGATAGCAGGTAAAGGTGGCTTTCTGACGGTCATTCGACTCCCGAACATCCGTGATTCGCCAATCCCTGTTTCGCCAAGTAATAGAGTATGCGTCTTGGTCATCCACCATCTGTTTGATGTTGGGGGTGTAGTTCAGAGTGATGCTCACCAAGTCAGTGTAAGCCCGATACCGCTCAGAAATTCTCAGGCTGTTGGCAATGTCGTGAACCAGCCCACGAGTCTCAAACCACGGCGTAATGGTCGTGGTCTGCTCACCGATGGAACTCACACCATTGGTGACATTGTTGACGGTGAGGTTCTCGTAGCGGACGATTGCCATATCACATGACCAGAGGCTTGTAAGGGCGAAGCAACTGCGCCACACCAAACGGAATCTCCTTGAGATTCATGTCGGTGGTGTTGGAGCGATTGTTGTAGATGTGCGTCAAGAGCATCAGACCTGCCTGTTTGATGACGGGGTACTGAGCAATGATGCTGGTGTTCTGAGTGTAGGTCACCACAATCGGGTTGACGATGTTCTGGTTCAAGTTGTTTGGCAACTGGTTCAGAATCACTCGGTTTCCCGTTGGGTCATACGAATACGCTGTGGTTGCCAGTGTGACGGGCACAGTATTGGAAGTCGTATAGACCTCCACCTTGTTGATGGTCACACCAGTTGCACCAAGCCCCACCTCTGGCAAATCCAAGAACCACTGAGTGTTGTAGACACCCAAGTTGGCATAGTAGGTGCGCCATGTAGTCGGGAAAATTGCCATGCCCAAGAAATCTTCTATCGCCATCCGAGTAGCGAGTTCGATGGACTCTAGGTATTGGTCTTGGCTCTCATCTTGGAACAGGTTGAGTTGCTGGGTGATTTCGTCAAGCGTCAGCCATGCCGTAGCCAAATCCCTCGAAACTTGCTCCACTTTGGCGTAGTTGTAAGGGTTGCGATTGCCCGCATAAAACGGGGCAAGCGTCATGTTTTCTACAGGCATGGGTCACCTCTTAAGCGGCAGATGCACGGAC